ATAGCTGTCATCATTTTACCACCTCCCGCTTTGAGTTATCCATGATCCTCTTAACCTCTTCTTTGGTTCTGGGCTTAATTGTTTTGCCTTGTAATTATTCCAATAACCTCTGTAATATGCTTCTTTATCCTTGTTAATTGGCAGTCTAGGTCTCACCTCCCTTCCCAAATCAAATCCAGAGTCATCGAATACAAACCTTTCGTGTCTGCATCTCTTGTCTGGACTTTTCATCCTGAATCGGTTAATTGCACCATAGCAATCACATGCTACGACCCTTTCGCCTTTTCTATTCAGTTTAGTTTTAATCGTGTAGGCAATATCATTGCCCTTGAAAACTACTATTATGCCTTCGCTTTCAAAGAAGACAAAAAAGTAGTCTTCCCCTCTACTACCTCTACCAGAAGTTGTTTGCATTCGCCTACCTCCCACGGTAATTCGCAGTCTTCGAAAATTGATTCATTGTAATTTTTCTCCAATTCTTCCTTGAGTCCTGGATGAAATATGCAGTTCTTGAAATAATACTTTCCTGGCTTTGGAAGAGGAAGCCCAGAAATAAGCTTTGTCTTGCTTTCATTTGGAAGTTTGAAATAGGTATGCCTGATAAGTGGATAATCTACGAATGTTCCATCAGCCATTTCTACCAGTATCGCTGGTGTATCAATTAAAGGCATGTTTTCCTCCTTGGGGAGCCAAAAGGCTCCCCAATAAGTTGTTAATAATTGTACCTCTTCTATAGTCGTTGATGCTACTACTTTTTGTTAAATTTCCTAGCCAATGCATCCAGGCTATTGGTGAAGATAACCTCCGGTTGTTGATTGTGTTCTTTAATACGCTTTTCCTCTTCTTTTTTGGCTATAATTGCTTGGGTCGTTTCTTTGGATTTATCAGCGACAATGGCATCCCAGCTTATGGAGACAATGCCATCTACCTTGGGACAGCTAATCCGCACCATCCTAAGGCTCCTATGGACAGATTCAACTGTCCCTTCGTAGCTGCCTTTCTGCTTGTTGGCTCCTTCATCTTCCCTCACCTTCACGGTGAATGAAGAGAAATGGAACCGCACCTTTTGACCAACATAGAAATACTGCTTTGCCATGTTAATGCCTCCAAGGTTTCAGTGTTATGAAGAAAAGTAGACTAAGTGCATCTAACGGTTTGTGAAGGCTCTATGTTTATAATAACCCTCCGAATAAGGATGCTTATAACTATACTGACCCCTTTGTATGCCATCATAAAACTTCTCGTTTTCATCATAGTAACCGAAGCCTACGCTAAGGTTCCAGTCTTTAAACCCGAAGTAGATCATTTGTTCACCATTGCTCATGCCAAATACGATCTTATTGTCTCTCCAAGCCTTAATCCCGACAGTTGTAAATTCATGAATAAGTTCTTTTTCTAGTTGGGTGTAGGCTTTGGCAAGATCTTCAGAGTTCATGCAATCCACCGAAAATACCCTATTTTGAACCCATGAAGTATAAGGGTGGAATTCCACTGGACGCAAATGGATGAAGTCAAATTGAAACATCTATTTTTCCTTTGGGCCTTTTAATGTCATGCCCAGGACTCTAAAGGTTAAATGAAAATTACAACTTTCTCAAGATACATTGGGATATTGTTAATTTCCTTGACTACATTATGAAGGCTTTTAGCCTCCAGCCTATACTGTCGAAGCCGCTTCTTGGCGACCTTAGAATCTCTGATGTTTCTGATTCTGCTAAGGTCGTTTAGAAGCTTTTGCTTCATTGCGCCATAGCTGGCGCGACCTTTGACTCGTACCATTTATCTCACCTCCCTTATTCCTAGGCAGTTGTGATGTGCCTTGCAAAAGAGGTGTGCCCGATTCTAAGCCACACCTTCATTCCTGGTTTAGGTTGATGTTTGCAAGAGATTTTGGGAATAAACTCAAATCCCTTGCAATACTGTTCGCCAGTGACATGTTTCGGGTTTTTAGAACTTCCAGCCCGAAAAGTCTTGGTTACTAGGCGATAATAGTCTTGTATTTCTTTTGTCTTCATTAGAATCTCCATCGTTAGGTTGTTATGAAGATAAGTTAATTAAGAGCATCTAAATGATCATGCAGAAAGTTTGACCTTCTTCCGGAGCAAGCCAGCCATTCTTGTTTACCGGAACGCCCAAGTCGCTATTGCGTTTCTTTACTGCATTCCAACTCCATTGTGCAGGAATGAAACCAAGATCTTTAACTAGTTTGTGATTGCCATCTTTCTTGGCAAGGAACAAACCCATCTTGACCTTGTTGCAGAACACCTGATCGTAAATCTTCTTTGGGCACATAACTCCTCCGTTAGAATTACCAAGGATATATCTGGAGTATTAGAAGCTCATAATTCCGGGGGCAAGGTACATAAAATCCATTGAGAAAGTACCATGCACAACACTCCAGCATATCAACTTCGAATTGCAGATGCCTTTCAATCATAATTCCTCCACTAGAATGTCAGTTAAAGGTTAATGAGACCACATCGCCTTAATTAGTAGATCGCCAAGGTTCGTAGTCGCTCTGCGGGCTTCTTTCTTCCAAGCGAACTTAGCTTGATCACGTTTCTTTTCAGAAACTTCTTTAGCCAGTTCCAAAGATTGACGAATAGCCAGTTGTCGTTCTTTAGACTTCTTTCCCATAGTTTCACCTCCTTTCTTAGTAGGCTAGGGATGTAAAGTCCCTGCTATTAAAGGTTTACCAAGGATAACGTCTTGGTGCCTCGTCTACCCAGAAGAAGTCGCGATGGTAGCCGAGGAGTTTGTAGCTCTCTAGAAGAACTACCTCCAGCCAAAGGTCTTCTGCAAACTCATCTATGTCTTTGCTCATGTGTGTCACCTCCTTTCCTCTGGGATTTGTTCCTGCTTATGCCTACTTATTAAGCAAGCATAAGCAGGAGGACTAATGTCAGCCTCCTTGAGCGGATATTAGTCCTCCCTAATTACGCAGTAGCGATTAAGCTACTTCGCTTTCTTCTGTTTCTGCTGACCAACCCTGGTCTTTCCGTTGACCTTTGGCGTAGTGGGGACGAAGGGAGCCATCGGGCAGCGTCCAAGTCTCCATTTCGCTTCAACATCGGGGTAAACGGCGCAAGAGAGGAAGCTCTTGTACGGATTGGCTTCAACCACCTTCTGACATCCAGCATTCACGCAATTATTCATTTTAATCTCCTATTAAAAAAGAGTTATGTAGATAAGTTAACTACAGCACATGATTAAATTGTTGATATTAGTTAAAGGTTAGCTGTTTCTCAATTGCTTAGCGATCCTGGACAGAATGGAAAGAAGCCGATATCTCTCTTGAGATGGCTTCATGCCAGTCAGGTATCGCCTGATCACCGACTGCCTACTTAGTCTTCTGTTTCTCAGTGTCATGCATTTCACCTCCTTTCAAGGGTATGTGAGCCCTTAATCGAAAGCCCTGCTCAAGGGCTCTCTGTTAAAGGTTAATACCAGTTGTCCCAAACAACCATCGCTTCATCACCATACCAATAGACCCACTCAAATGTTTTGATATCTTGAAGTTCAAGTGTAGCGACTGGGCGTTTAGGACTAGGGCAAACAAGACGACCCCAATATTGCCCATCCTTTTTAATCATTTCCCTGTAGTAGTTTTCTGTTAGTTCCACCTTTTTCACCTCCCTTCATTGTGGCATTCACGACTAAGCGAACTTAGCAACATTCGCTATATAGCCAACAGAGCAAATTTTTTAAAGTTCTATCAGCATAGCATAAGCATACAAGTAGCAGCATGCTTTTATTTTGCTTAGTTGTTTAGTTGCTTGTTACCCCCGTAATAGTAATGCATATATGCTATATGCCACATATACACATTACTATAACGGGGCTAAGCCCGTTATAGTTTAACTACCAAACAAAGTGCTTGCCTGCTTTATTTGCAAGGCTATGCTTTTGTTTGCGTAGTTGTAGTTTGTTATATACCCAATTATTATTAGGCCATATTGCTTGCAATAGTGTTACATAAACCATTACTATTTGCCTAATTGCACACCCATACAATATAGGTATTGTGCTAAATACAATTACTAAATAGCAAGTTTGGTTTATTAAATAAAATATAGCAGCTAACCTTGCCTTGCCTTTGCCCTTATATAGCCTTAATGTATATGTAACGCCATATATAAGGCAATTGCACACATTAAGGTAGGCAAGCCAGCCGCCTTGCCCTATGCCTGTTATAGTGTAAACATACATAGTAATAGCTGTACTTAGTGCTAATAGTAACCATACATTGCGTAAACCCCATTTGCTATTAGCTTTAAAGCCACTATGCCATGTTTGCCAACCAACAACATTTACTATAATAAAGTAAATTGTTTGGCTAATGTTTACATACCAACCAAAATAACAACCAAACACTAGCCAATAAATGTTGTTAAGCAATGCAAGTGCAAACATAAGCCTTTTGCCTGCAACAAAAGCCAAAAAACTAGCAAAGGCGTTTACACTATACAGCACATTTACAATGGCCCAAACATACCCTACAAACATTTTAATACCCCCTTTGTGTATAGTTGTTTATTGCTTAGTTACATATTAACAAGTTGTTAAATTGTTATGTTATTAAGTTTACTACTGCACATAATTAAATTATGTTATTAGTTTATTTATTTGTTGGTTTGTATGCACTATACATATATGCATACTACTGCAACGCCAAACACACCAAGCCAAAGCACATACCAAAAATGTTTACTAGGCATTTTAATACCCCATTTGTTTTAAATTGTTTTGTAATTAAGTTTTTATTTTAGTTATAAGGTTAAGTTGTTATGTTTACAATTATACAATATGCAATGCGGCTACAATAGCCGTACCCTATGTTATTGTTGGTGTTTGCGTTTAAATGTTGTTATGCTCTCACCTTGATCGCTCGAGAAAAAAAATATCTCGAGAATCTTGATCGCTCGAGAAAATTTAGTCTTAAAAATTATGAAGTACGGGGGAGGGTTAACGAAGGTTGGCTTTGCGTGGGTAGGTATAATACTAGGTGGGGCAAACGGTCCTTGCACCGTTTCGAAAAGTTTCAAACGGTCTAAAACTTTGGTGGGCATAGCCTTTTCGACAAAAAAAATTTCGAGGAAATATATATGCTGGTAATCTATAGGAAGAGTGGGCGCTCTTGAGTGAGCGCCCGTTAGGTTAGACCTTATGAGGAAGGAGACGAAGGGTGAGCTTCTTAGGAGTGACCTTTACGATCTTAAAGAAAGAACCTTTAACCTGCACAACCTCCCCAACGGTGAAAATGAGCTCACCCAAATTGGGAGAAGTCTCCAATATCCTATCTAGCTTCTCTCTATCTAACATTTCAAAATTTCCTTTACCTGTGTCCATCATGCCTCCTCATCTATGCCGGGACGAAAGTGGCTATTATCTTCTATTTCTTTAGCTGCCTCGTTGAGATCCTTGGTTGCTTGTTCGATCTCCTTGAGGGTGGGAGGGAATGTCGGGAGGTCTTCCGGTTCAATAGCTGGAGGGGCTGGGGAAGCGAATAGGTTCTCACTATCATATTCAGAACCACACTTCTGGCAGAATATCCTGGAAATGGTATGAGGCGGGGCAGAATCGAGTTTGTCGAAGTGACGTGTCATGAAGCCGCCGTCAGTAAGATTAAGATCTGCATGAAGACGATTATTGCATTTGGGACAGTTAGTGGGCATTTTTCTCTCCTCCTTGATCAATTTGGACTTTAGAGATACCGTTGTTTTCTTTTTTGATTTTCTCATCGATTTCTCCTTTCGTCTGAATATTCATAGTGCCCTTTGGTCTGGATAAGATCAATAGACCGAAGCTGGCAAGTAGTCGGTTATAATCTTCGTCTTTGAGATCTGCAAAGTCATGAAGAGCACCTGTGTCGTCCTGAATAATGACTCTTTTGACAAAGCCAAAACTCAGGCATGTGTTTATGATGAATAGATCCTTTACAGAAGGGATCTCGTTTCCATTGTTTGGTTTTTCTCTCATGTTAGCGGAGCATTCGCTCTCTTAATTGCTTGATGGACTATGAAAATGTTAGGCTTCTTTCCTGGTCTACAATCCTTGCAGAGATACTTCTTCAGGTTAGGATAGTAGGTCAGTTTTTGACCCTCCTTTTGACATTCATCACATTTCATGTTTACTTTTTCCATCTTTCCTCCTAATTTGGTTGGCTCTTTTGCCCATAATTTCTTGGCTTTGCACCTTTAGGTATCCAGAAACGAGGATGGATTTTTCTTTTTTTTAGATCAAGGATTTTTATGATCTTATACATGGTATATTCCGAAGAGTCTAGCTTTTGTGAAATTGCATGGATTGAATTTTCTGGATTTTCCCACATTGTGGTAAGGCACTTGGCGAGATTATCATGGCCTAATGCGAGAGCTCTTTCTAGCATCTTGTCATAGGTATGTTGTTGCAATGGAATTTCCAGAAATTTGGAATCCCCATGTACTATGTATTTAAGTGGTTTCATAGGATTATTTAGGTGAAAACAAGAACCGCCCGATGTGCGGTTTCACCGAGCGGTTCTCTAGACAAGGAGGTTGATATGGCCGTGACGTAAAGAAAGAAGAACGACCAGTTTGCAAAGGCACTAATATAATACATTGCAGATAAATAAACTGCAACTATTTTTATTCGCTTAAAATCCATCGTCTTCAAAGCTTTCATCAAAATATAGCCCTTTTGGTTCTGGATCATCTAAAACATTATCAATTTCCATTGAGAGTTTTTTATGTTGTTCTCTGAACCTTGGTTGATTAACGAGCCATTGTAAATATTCGGTAGGTACATCTTCTACATATTCTCCTTCAAATTTGCCAAATGGCAAGATAGCTTTTTCCTTTAATTTTGGAACTGGCATTCTTGTTACACCTATTTTAGTTGTCATCTTAATACCTCTATATCCCATTTAACTTTTGTTTCGAAATTTTCTATTCTATCGTTGAATCTTTTCTTTATAGACTTTAGTACAATGCTATTAGTTCCAGCCAGTAATGTTTTGGCTTCCAAGTATTGTAATATTTCTTTATAGGAATAATTCTGTTCAGGCTTAAACAGAGTTATATTGGTTGGTTTTTCTATCTTAGTTAATTTTCTTGCTATATTGATGATTCCTTCTTGTTTTGCTTTGATTAACTTCTTTGCGATTGCTGGCTTTTCTTTTTCTATGATATCTATATTTTCAAACACCCCTTTAACTGTATCGTACTTATTAATTAGCTCCGAAGATTTAGAAGGCCCAATTCCTTCTACTCCAGGAACATTATCACTCTGTTTACAGCCCATTAATATTTTCATTTGAATGAATTTCTTTGGAGTGGTTTTATACTTTTTCTTTAAACTTTCTAGGGTAAACAGATTGAGCATGGATCTTCTAGCAAACTTATCGTAATTCGTATTAATCAGGGAAGTTGTTGGAGAAATTAAAGCATAGCAATCTTCATCATTCGTATATAGGTCTGTATCGCCATTAACTTTTTCTATTATAGAAGAAGCAACCTCTTCACCTTCATACCCTTTTGCGGCTAAACACGGAATGTTTAGATCATATAAAATTGCCTTGATTAATGTTTTTTCTGTAGAAAGATCTGGGATATCTATTTTCTTCCTATTTTGTTTATACTTAGAATAGATTTGCTTTTTAATGTACGGAGGAGAATCCCAAGCGGCAATGATGAAATCATACTTGTAATCACTATATAGCCTAATGATTTCTTTTAAAAAACCGAATATGGCACTTGTGAGTATCTTCCTTTTATCTTTCACAACTGCCAACTGGTTATTTTGGAAAGCAAAATGTGACTTATAAACTAGGTAAGATGAGTCTATAACGACAGTCTTCATTAACCGATCCCCTTCCATAGTGATTATTTATTGTATTATACAGTAGGAACAAAAAGTAAGCAATTTTTTTTATATATTTTTCTACATTTAAGAATATCGTTTGAAGTCTTGTTACTAGAAAGTATAATATTAGATATTAAAATGCAGACTAATGATCTTGCGCTGTATATTCTATTATAAGTGTAAAAAACCTATAAATGGAGTCACTTCAAGAGAGGGTAAGGCTGGCGAAAGCTGGCCTTACCCCATGGATTATTATGAAAAAAGATGGATTAACATTTGAACAGGAAAGGGCAGCTCAACTCCTATCTCTTGGCAAAAAGCTTGGGGATAGAAGTATAGCCGAAAAGGTCGGTATTAGTCTTAATACCTTACGCTCTTGGAAATCTGACATGAAATTTAAAGTTCGGGTCATGATGCTTTTTGAAGAGAATTTAGAATACGAAAGACTAGAGAGGGTAAGGAAAATTAAGAAGTACTTGAAACCAATTTATAAAAGGCTAGAAGAAAAGTTGAGTGATCCGAAATTAACCAAAAGTGTTCCTCTTAGAGAACTTATGAGAATGATGACACAGCTTCATGGAGAACTTAGGTTAGATAAAGTATCTTCTAGAAGGGCATCATTTGAAAAAGAAGAAGATGGGCATGGCGGGAAACCTCAGATTCCTGAAGGCCATGTGGACCCACTTTCAGAAGCAAGAGCCTTATACACGGCAGGAAGAAGGGAAGAGGCTAATTCTAAAAAAGTTGTGCCATTATTTAAGGAATAATGAAGAATAAGAAGATAAAAAGGACCCCTGTTAAAAAAAGCGTTATTAAGAGAACGCCTGTCAAGGGTCCGCTTCTTCTTTCAAAAAAAGAGCCGTCTGACAATAAGGAGGAATATTTAAAAACGCTTGCCCAGAGCAAGCAAAGGGTTGATAAAGAATTTATCAGTAAAATATCTTCAGAAGTTGGATTCATACAAAATCTCACCGAAACAAACCTCGAACCAACTCGCCTTTACGAATACCAACAGAGCATCATGAGCGATAAGAGTAAGTATAGACATATTGACAAAAGTCGTCAAGTTGGTATGTCTTATGGTTTTGCTTGTGAAGGCTATGCCAAAAGCCAGCTTTTAGATATTTATACTGGAATCTTTATCTCTTATAATCAAGATGAAGCTAATGAGAAAGTTGTATATGCGAGAGCTCTTCATGACAGTGTACCATTTAAGTTTAAGAAAAAGCTTGTCATAGATAGAGTAACTGCCTTAGAATGGGAAAGCATGGTCAGAGATGGGCGAAAAACAAGAACACGTCTTATAAGCCATCCTCAAAGGGAACCTCGTGGTAAAGGTTTCAATACTGACGTATATCTAGATGAAATTGCCCATTATCAATGGCCGCAGAAAGTATATATTGCAGCTGTTCCTATTATTACTCGCGGATTTGGTCAACTTGCAATGGCTTCATCTCCTCTTGGGCAAAGTGGTCTTCATTATGAAATAGGTCATAATGTTCAAGACTACAATATGTATTCCAGGCATAGGATTTATTGGTGGAATAACCCAGATTTTTTAAGCGATGATGCTCTCCGCCATCCTCTTAATGAAATAGAAGAATTAGCCAGAGACATGGAAACATACGATAGAGTTATGGAGTTCGGTAATGATTCCGTTCGCCAAGCCTATCAGAGCATGTTGGCAGAATACTTTCAACAGGAATACGAATTAAAAGCCATAGATGAATCTTCTTCTTATTTTTCCATGGACCTTATTAAGCAATGCACATTTGAAGCTTTAAAGGGTTTTCAGCATTTAGAGGATGGGGATATTTATGGGGATAATCCTGTTTCTATTGATCCTGTTTTTCCTGGCTTCAATTTTCATACATATGAATCAATAGAGGAGTTATCACATGCTATCGCAATTGGAAAAGTGGGTAAAAGGTTTGTGGCAGGATATGATGTTGGTCGGAAAGAAGACGCTTCAGAAGTGTATGTTTTGGAAGAAGTCCCAAATTTAGATTATTTGCAAGTTTTAAGATTGGGAATTTCTATGAAGCGTATGACTTTTAGAAAACAATTTGATATGATATGCAAATTGTTTCAACATGTCCCGATTCTTAAAATGAAAATAGATTCTACTGGGATTGGTAGAAATATCGCAGAAGATCTACAATCTAAATTCCATAGTCGCATAGAGGACATTAATTTTACTAATGAAAATAAAGGCGAAATGGCTGCAAATTTAAAACTTCGCATGGAAGATCAGGCCATTGCCTATCCCAGTGAGAGAGATCTCATTAGACAAATCCACAGCATCAAGCGGAAAGTTTCTGAAACTTCTGTGATTAAATTTGAAATACCAGAATCTGAAAGAAGAAGCCATCATGGTGACAAGTTTTGGGCTTTGGCGTTAGGTTCTTCTGCCGGACAACCTGCTCAAATGCATAAGGTCGTATTGCTTTCTACTAATATTAGAAAGATAGCTCCTAATGACAGAATAATTAAACTTCCGCCTAACAGGATTTTTAAGAGAGATACAGTAATCGAAGGTGTTAATTACAAGAAAATCGAAATGCCTCCTCGGGTGGCTAGTGAATTCGCAGTAGATTCATTAATTTCTAACATTTAGGTGAGATATGCGACAGATAGTAAGCATTATAGATCCAAACTTCCCTAATATGCAGAGAGAAATTTATAGAGAAGATGGTAAAAGACTTCTCAAACTTCTCAAAAAGACTAATGTTGATAAAGAAGTTCGTGATGAAATGAGGGTTTTTTTAGCTGCAAGAGATACCTTGTATAAGAAGACTAACCTAAATAAGGAAATCACCAAATATGCAAATCCTCTATTAACTGCTGGATTCGGGGCTGAAACCATTGGGGTTTATAACCCAGATACTATTCCCATAGATACATATGCAAAGATGAAAACTGATTCACAAGTGGCTATTGGATTGGCAGTAATTAAAATGCCTATCTATTCGTTAGGCTATACTGTAGAGTGTGAAGATCCTGATATTAAAGAATTTATAAAAGTCGCTATTCAGAATGTATGGAAAAAATTGATTAAATCAATGTTGACGGCCATAGATTATGGATTTGCAAGTCATGAATTGATTTGGGAACTGGCTGATTTAGATATTTACACTCAAACGGGAACTGGAAGAAAGAAAACTCATTTTAGTGGGAAAGGTGAAATACTCTATAAGGTCAAGGCTCATTATCCAGGAAGTATTAAAGTACGGATAGATAGCAAAACGGATGAATTTTTAGGAATAGCTCAGTCTGCGGGAGCTGGTCAGAATATTCAATTAGATGCTGATAAATGTTTTTTCTTTGCTCTTAATGATGAGTTTGGAAATTATTTTGGGCAATCAAGAATGAAACCAGCGTACAAGCCTTGGTATTGGAAAGAAGTCTTAACCCAATTCATGTTAAGGTATTTTGAAAGAAGGGGAAGTCCGACAACTACAGTAACCCATCCGATAGGGGGAGGAATAGACCCGTCTGGCTTAACATATGATAATGCTGATATCGCTCTTAGAATAGGTCAGAACATAGTAGAAAATGGTGTCGTAACACTACCGTTTGAGGCAGACAAGGGCGGGAGCAATAAGTGGGGAATCACTTTCTTGCAGGATGACAGACGTGGTGAAATGTTTGTCAATGCATTGAACTATTTAGGCACTCAAATATTGAGAGGCCTTTTAACTCCAGAAAGGGTAATGACACAAGATCTTTCAACTGGAAGTTTTAGCATGGCTAGTTCGCATGCTGATATTTTTCTTTTAAGCGAAGAAGGTCTTGTTTCTGAAATGGAGGATGCTATTAACACCATTATAGTTCCGCCATTAGTTCAATTCAATTTTAAGCCAACCAAACTCGTCCCTTGCAAAGTAAGGATAGAAAAAATCCAATATGATAGGAGGAGAATACTCAAAGAAATATTAGTAGAGATAATAAGGAATATCAATGGTTTTTTGAAAGTTGGAAAGGTTCCCAACATTATGCCAAGCATTAAAGAAATGGCAGATGTGTTGGGCGTTCCATTGTCTGTTGTTGAAGAAGAATATACTGATGATGCTAATTTAGTTCCAGCGGCGGGCGGAGCATTAGGTCCGAATGGCCTTCCTGTTCAAGGAAAAGTTCCTGCCAAAAGTCCTGGTAATGGAGAAACAGATATTACTAAAACTCCAAAAGCCAAAGGGAATATTACTAGATTTCCAGCAAAGAAAGAACAAAACAAAAAGTAGGAGGAATTTAAAATGGGAGATATTAATCCTATCAACAAACCGCTAGTCAGAGATTTACAACAGATGGGGATTTTGTCAGCTGATGCTAGTGTTCCGAGGTTTATTGCTTCTTTGAGATGCAAGACAGAGGCCTTTATAGGCGGAAGTAATACGACCACGAAAGTTCTGGCACAAACCCCGATCAGTTTCCTGTCAGTAACGACATTTAAGACAGATGGATCCGCTGCACTTGGACTTACGAATGTTGTGCCTTTGGTGCAGAATACCCACTTTTCGCTTAGTGGGTCAACAATAACTTATATCGGGAATACGGCTTCTACCAAACTTGTTTTGATGAATTATCTTTATTAACATTTTGAAAAGAAGGATACCGTTATGAACTTTCAATGTATAGAATATATTAAAATGGAAGACGGTACTCCGAAGGTACAGGTCGTAACGAAGGCTACTGGCAAAGATCATAATGATGTTCATTATCTTTTCAAGTTGCGAAGAGCTACTCGCTTAATTGTTGGGGATGATAATATGAAGGGTTTTTCTGAAACTACCCTTCAAGAATTGCATACTGCAATAGTAAAGGCGATGATTGCGAATAGCATTTCACATTGGTATGACACTTGGGATAGCGATTTGGATGAAACATTGCCTGATGATCTTAAGTTGGCAAGTAGCGGCTATTATCCACCTGCAGATGAATCTATCTTCGATATGGAAGCAGATGATGTTGCCATTCGAAAAGTATTTATGGATGAAGATGTTTTGTATCTATGGTCGGCCCCGACCGCTAGAAAAGAAGTTCCATCTGGTCATTTTTTGGATCCTGCGAATAAAAAATATCCTTATAAAAATGCGAGTGGAACAATTAATTGTGGTGGGCTGATGGCAGCATACAAAGCTGCTCGTGGATCCAGAGGAGCGCCGAAGAGACCAGAAATCGCTGCTAAAGCAAAACGGTTGTTAAAATCTAATTGTAATAAGGAGGTTGGAGGAGAAAAGAAAATAGAAGAAGTTCATGGACATTTAACCAAGATTTAAGGAGTATTCACTATGAAGAGAACACCTGTAAGGAAGTTGGAAGCCATGAGTGGTAAATTCTTCAGCGTTGTTTCTCTAGATGTTGCAGAAATAAGTGAGAATAAAACTGTTGACATCGAAATGCTGAGGGTTGGAACATTCAAGCATAAGAAGTATGGTGATTTAGAAATTACTGCAGAAATGCTTGAAACAATGGTTGAAAATTTTGAAAACGATGTGGTTGGCAGAGAGGTTAGTTTTGACTGGAACCACAAAGCTGAGAATGCTTCCGGCTGGTTGAGGGGTTTGAAAGTAGCTGATGGTGTTCTTATCGGTACGGCAGAACTTACAGATAAGGGCAAAGAAAGTATCCAGAAGAAGGAATATGGGTACTTTAGTATTGAATACAGTGATGACTACGAAGACCCTGAAACTAGCGAGAAATATGGGCCGACTATTCTCGGTGGAGCATTAACTAATCGGCCATTTATGACGAAACTTAAGAAAATTGAGTTTTCAGCAGAAGACTCAGAGGACGCAATCTATCGTTATGAGGAGGAGAAAAACATGGATAAGGATAAAGTTGTTCGGGAACCTGCTCCCAAGGATGAGCCGAAATTGGAAGAAATCCAAGAAGAGAATAAGAGATTGAAGGCGGAACTCGATGAGATGAAGAAAAAACCGCCCCAGGAAAAAGACAATAAGGTTCTTACCGATTTCATCAATTCACAGAAAACAGCCATGGAAGCCATGGAAACCAAAATCAAAACTCTCGAGGATAGGAACAAGGTAATCGAGACTGATGTTCAGACAAAAGAAGAGAAGCTTCGGAAATCTGAAGTTGAAAGAATTTGTGATAAGCTTCTCACATCTGACAAACATCATCCAGTAGTTGTTGCAGTTGCCAAAGAGATTATGTTGTCTGCTTCTGCAACGACGGTTATCAAGATGACTGAAACGAGCGGCGAAGGTGACAAGAAAAAAGAAGTTCAGCTCGATGTTTCTATTAAGGATGCTCTTCTGAGACTGCTTGCTGCTATTCCCGCAACGCAAAGAGCAGACTATGATGAGAAAACTCGTCATGGCGACGACAAGCAATTTTCTGAGGAAGAGGAAACCAAGGTCGAGCTGGAAGGCAAGAAAAGAGCCTTCGCGAAACACGGCTTGAAAATGATTAGTAGCAAGTAGGAGTCTTAAATGTATCCATCTAGTGGATTTGGTCAACAGTCTGCTTATTTTGATGATTATCTATTAATTGATGGAACTTATGAAATAGTTTCGGTAACGATAGATGCTTCATCAAGAGATATCGGAAACACAGATCCACTAAAGCTTAGAAGCGGGTTGCTATTAGCCAAATCTGCAAACCTCGGTGGGAAATATATTCCTGTTAGTACGGCTAGTGGATTTCTGAATGGTGCTAGTCCAACGCAGTTTATGTCAGATATTATTGTTCTCGCTAGGGAAGAAAGAATTGGTTATGATTATATTCTTGGTTTAAAAAGAGAAAGATCAGTAATCCCTTCAGACAGGATTGTTCCTGCTTATTTTTCCTGTAATATTTGGGAGAATAGAATATTATATAACAATAGTGACGTGTCATCCATTACGGAAGCACAATGGTCAAATTGCCAAAGGATAGTAAGGGTCCCAATGACAGCGGTTAAGTATGTTCCTTCTGAAACCGTAGCAAGGGCTCTTTACTGGAAGAGAATAGAAACACTTGAAACAGAAAATAAATTTAATTAGGAGGATTCTATTATGAAGCCTGGATTCACTTACCAAACTGGCGAATTTGATAGCGAAATATTGGCTAGTGGGGATTTCCAGTTGATCAGCATTACGCTTGACTCCACTGCCAGATATGCGACTGATGGTACAAATGGGAGTGTAACCATTCCCAAAGGGACGCTTATCGTAAAAGATACAGATCTCTCTGATGGGACATATACTCCTGTGGTTACGATTGCATCACTGAACGGAATCGCAGGATCAGCTACCCAATTCATGAAAGATGCGGTTGTTCTCGCTGAGACAATCGTAGATGCTTCGGCAGGCGATCAGCCTGTGAAGGCATATTGGGCTGGAACATTTAAATTTCCTAAACTGAAATACAACGGCTCTGAATATACGGTTTTGACGCTGGCAAATTTCGCAGCGGTTCAGAGAATCAAGGTCATTGACGGACCGAGTTCGTAATTCTTATTTAACAACATCATCGAAGTGATTCGAATATGAACTTAAAATGAATGTAGGAGGATATAAATATGGACGCATTGGTTAACTCTCCGCTTTTGACACCCCGTTATCTTATGACGGTGATCGACGATATACCAGCTCAAACAGAAGTATATCGTGGGGCTGAAATATTTCCGCTCGTAACTCAACCAGGACCGAAGGTCGAATGGGATATTAAAAGACCTCTCGGAGGAATGACTCAGGCAGTTGCCCGAGGCGCTGAATCTCCGGTTATTCATCGGAGAGGCGTTGGGCAAGCTTCGTTCGAGCCTGCCCATTTCCGTGAAAAAGTGATTCTCGGTGAGTCTGATGTTACTACACTGAGAAAACTCGGCACATGGGAGCAGCGGTCAACGGCTGCTGAACTCATTGCTGAAATTATGATCGATCTTAACTCGAGACTCGACACGAGACTCGAATGGATGAGATGGCAGCCGATCGTAAACAACTCATTGGCTATCAATGAGAATAAGGTTCAGTTTACGGTTAGCTACAACATGCCAGCACGTCAAAGACCCACAGCATCTCCGCTGTGGAGCACCTATGCTACTGCCGATCCCATTACGGATATTCAAACGTGGCTTCGACTAATCAGAGGATCTGGTGGTAAGATTAAGAAGTTTTGGTTCAACACGAAAGTAGAAATGCATCTTTTCCGCAATGCTAGAATTCTTAGTCTTGTAGATAGGGTTTTTAATTCCGGAAATGTTGGTCTTATGAGCCCAGAAATTCTTGGCGCTATCCTTAGGACCTACATTGGGAATTATCCCTATGAAGTTTACGATGCTGGTTACAATCTAATCACATACACGACTGCCGCTCAGGCTTCTGGGTCAGTGACAAACGTGTATGTTGATGATGCAACAGGGATCGTAGCTACGGATGTTGTTCAGATTGCTGCTGCTGATGAGTCAGCTGAGGAAAATCTCACAGTATCGTCTGTTTCTGGAAATACTCTGAACTGTACTGGTTCCACAGTTACCGGAACATATCCCGCGAATAGCATGATTCGCTGCTATAAAACCTATCTTCCTGATAACGTATTCGTAATGGAAGCAGATTTTCCTGCTGGTTCCGGACCAAAAGGCGAAGTTATCAGTGTTGATGCTGTGTATGGTGCTGGAAGTCTTACTGCACCGAAACCTGGAAAATTCGCTGAAACAATTTTCCTTAACAAAGATCCTAAACAGATTGAGATCATCAACGGGATCAATGCTCTGCCAGTAATGTATCGCAAGAGGGGATTCATTGTTGCGACAATTGCTTAACGAGTGTTGATTAAAGTTAAAATATTCCTTGCAACTTGCAAAGTTATTTATGGAGGAGGGCTATGTCTAGATCAGTGAGGATACTTTTCCCATCTTTAACACATAATGGGAAAATATATGATTACGGAGAAGTTGAAAGTGAGCCGACACCGTGGCTGGTGGAAGCGGCTAAGAAGAAACTTAAAATGTTCCATAGGGATTCAAATAAAGAAGTTAGAGTCGCTAAATTTGTAGAATCTGACGACGAAGCATCACTTGATCCTGAAGAAACAGAAGAAAAACTTCCAAGAGTATTTACATTGAATGATTTAGTGTCTGATGAAGACCTAGAAGATAAGATGAAGCCAGAACTTAGCGAACTGGCTTCATCTCTAGGTCTGAAAGATAAGCTGGTTAAGAAGTATGAAAAAGATCAGCTTAAAAAATTCATAACATTTATGAGGAAACTCTAAATGGAATACACAACGATTGATGATGTTAAGAGGCTTTTGAGAATACTGAATGTTCCTGGGGACAATCAGCATAAGATTCGTTTTTCAGATTCTTATACGGTTCCAGAGGCATATACGAACAATACGGGTACAGCTATTCTTGATGGAAAATTAGTCATCAATCCGGCTTATGCGGGAAGTGAATTTTGGCATGTAGAATTCATTTCACCGACTCAATTTAGTTTGTTTAGAAGTGAAGATACAACTAAGAATGATGGTACTGGCTCCAAAACTACATCATTCCTTTCTCTTTCTAAAATTGTCAGAATTCCTGTTGAAGCGTGGGTTGGTGGGGAGCCTGCTGCTGGTGATAAGTTTAAGTTTAGAACCGATTCGAACATGTCTGATGACGACGTCGCTGGCTATATTGATGATAGTGGTGCGATAGTTGATGTTATGCTAAGGGAGAAAATTTCAGACACATATGTTCCTTTCTCAAATAAAAGTCTCCCAGTTGTTATTTCTAAAGCAACTGCCTATATCGCAGCAAACTTGGTTTATACATCAATATATGCCAGCATGAGCGTAGATACATTACCAACTCTTGTTAGGAGATGGTATAATCTTGGCAGAGATATGATAAAATTTTATATGGAAAGCATTGATGGCAAGAATAAAAATGCTTTCACAAGACATGCTAGATTCATTTCAAGACAACCGCTTTTTACTAAGATTAGTGTGGCAGAAGCTGCCGGAATAGAAGGTATGGTTGGTGAAATAGAAACTGTGAATGTTGAGTATGATACTGATTTCAATAATAGGGAGCAATTGGGGTCAACATAATGAGAAGAATCATTAGAAGACCGTCTGCTGCTCAGAGAAAAAAGTGGAATGCTGAGGGCGAAAGAGAGCTTGGTGGGAAAAGAACCCAAGTCAGCAAAAAGGCCAGGAGAAGTTTAGTTCCTGGATCCGAAGAAGTAGTTCCACTTGATTTTATGATTGATCAAAGTAGGAAGAATCAACGAACTATAGTCGAATGGAATGAAGGTGGTGGAGTTTCTAACCTTTATGGCGATCCTGTAGATACTGCCGAAGAAGCACGGGATGTTACTCACGATATAACCATCGAGGGACTTTCCCCTGAAGAAATTGATAGAAGCTTGCAACCTTCACGAGCTCCTAGAATAGAAATTGATAGTTCATTTTTGAAAACATATCGTGAAGATCTAGAAAGTTTTCTACTTTCCTTTGCTTACGACTATAGGGCTGGAAGGGTTATTGATATCAAGGATAAAATCTTAAGGGTCGAAGAATTATTGCCAGAACCAAAAGTCGAAGGTCCCAGTGAAGGTCTCTCTGTTTCTGTAGACTTTTCAAATGTCAATAAGTTTTTAAATGCTTATAATGCGAAAGGCGGTTTTAGTTCTAAAGATCTTCGGGATTCTTCTGAAATTATTTTTGCTAAAGAAGGGTTTGATATTTATAGACAAGCTATAAATGATCTTTTGGAAGAATCATATGGTGATTTTATTGAAGATTATAATAAGCGGATGGGCATTGGTGAAGAATACGTCGCTACATTACTAGAATGCAAAGGGAGATTAGATTCATTGGTGTCTTTGATTAATAGCAAAAAGGAAGCCCAAATAGATGTTCTTAAAAATTTCCATAATATAGGCTATTTCGAATCAGGAAAGCTAGTGGCAATGGCACAGAAATTATTGACAGAAGCGCAAGCAGATATTTTAAAAATTTCAAATGATTTTGATACGCTATCGTTTGAGATAAGCGATTTTCTTAAGGAAAATAAAATCAGTCAGTGGGAAATACCTTCACAGGACATAGGATTGTTGGAACAAGCCAGTAGCACACTTATGCAATTGATGGATGATAATAATGGTTTCTATCAAGAATTCTTAAGAGCTAGATCTGGCGTTGAGCAAGGAATTGTTGGGATAAGAGAAGGGTTTCTTCATGTTACTCAAATAGATCCTACTTTTGAAGCTCAACGGATTTATACAGGAGGATTTAGAACACCTCATCCACAATTAAATATTGATTTGGATCGTACCGAAGCAACTTATGATCTTGCAGCAGATTATGACAGTATAGATAGAGAACGCCTTCTTGCAGAATCATACGGCAGTGAAGGAAAAAGGGTTAGAAAGAGAAAGGATTTTGAACGGCCTAAGCCTCACAGAAGGAGCATCACTCTTGGCGGGGAAGGATCATATTCTGGTGGTGTCATTTTTCTCGGGATTAGACGTGGTTGTTCTTATGTGATTGATAAAATTGGTGAAATGTTTGCATTATTAAAAGACGTATCTTCAATGACAGCCTATACTGGTGAATATTCTCAAAACATTTTTCGTGATTTTCAAAAGAGTTACGATAAAATCAAAAATAAAATTTCTACTGGAGGATCATTTGTTTTTGATTCAGAAAGCAGCGGAGAAGATGAAGATAGAACCATCAAGTATATGTTTTCAGTATCAGATAACGTAATAAAAGACTTAAGAGCCTTGGGAATTAATCCTAATACGATTGACGAAATTAGGAAAGCTTTATCTGAGGGAATTTTTGGGAGGCCAGATTTGATTCCTAAATTGGAAGATTTTATAACGGAAAGAATTATCCAAAATGTAGAGGGCTTATGACAATTTCTACAGATAGTTTGATTGATGATTTTATTTTTAATCTTGCTAAGATTTTTGAAGACAACGAGGCTAGATTAGGAATAAAAGAAATCTATAAAGATGATGTTTGGGTGGTTCCGATGGTGCCCTCTATGTCATTATCTTGCACTTCCATTTGGAATCAACTGAGGACAATAAGCAGCGTAAATGTTCGTTACGAAATTGATATCGTTGGGAGTATTTGGTATTATCACTCGGCAGCCAGTCCTGACGTTACTACTAATCTTGTTATGAGGAATGCATACAAGATAGTTGATCATATAATGAGAAATGCTTCACTTAATGGTTTTCTTACTAACACGAGAGCAATTGTTAGATCATGCGCTTATACCCCTCGGCGCAGATCTAGAGCATTGATTTCGGCTGCTCGTATCCTAATAACTGCACCATATCAAACTAGGATATCAACGATTTCATAAATAATTTTGTAAGTTGCAAGGAATATTGAAAATATTGTTAAATAGGAGGAACACAAGATGGTACGAACGATAGGACCCGCAGTTGGGAGTAAAGCGCAATTAGGGTACAAAGAAGAGTGTAAATGGGGATACCCCTCTGTTCCTGTTTCAAAGTTTTTGGAAATCACTAGCGAAGGAATTGCTAGTGAATATACAAACCTTGTGAGTGCTGGCTTGAGATCTGATAGGGCAACTCACAAACAAAGGACCGGGACAGAAGCTGCCGGTGGAGATGTTAGTTGTGAAGTTTCTCCAGAAGGCATCACTCCATTTCTCAAACACGCTTTGGGACAAAGATTAACCAAAAGGAAAGATATTGCCTTCGTTATGCATTACAAAGGTGCTGATACGAACCGTTGGGTAGAATTGACATCCAGCACGCTTACAAGTAAAGGAACCACGTCTGGTGATAATCTTTCTATTACAATCACAAACAACATGACAGTACAGGCACTTCTTTCTACAATTCACAATTCTACAAACTGGGATTGTTATGCTCCTTGGGGCGATAACACTGATGGCACGACCGGTGGGTATTATGCTCGTGCGCTCGCAAGCAAATTGAGTTCTACCCATAGTCTCGGTGCTTACGATTTTGGGATTGTTGGTGGGGCAAATCAATATGCAAAGAATACAGATGGTACTGTATTCTACCTTGAGCAATTTTCTGGATATGGTGGAACCGCTAATAGGGCATGGGTTGGGCATGATGATGATTCCAACGGGTATGCTGGTATTTTCCCCGTATATTTCAAGTACGGCATTTATGAGCATACCTTGAATGCGAATCCAACTATTCCAGAAGGATATACTCTCGAAATTGGTCGGGATGTTGCTGCATTCAACTATTATGGGGCAAAGGTTAATACCCTTGCTATGACAATCAACCCCGGAGAAATTGTTACCTCTACCATTAACATGATGTGTAAGGGAGCAAGTACGAATGGCGATCCTGAGGTTAATGGGACTAATGTAGGATGGGCTGCTCCCTTTATTGGCATGAGATATGCCGGGACAGCGGCTTCTGCACATCTTGCAATTGCAAATGATGGTTCCAGCAATATGCTTTCATTTGAGCATGGTGCGCTGGCTTCTGAAATAACCACTTACAAATTCACACTTAGCAGACCATTCAACACGCATAATGGTTACTATTTCGATACAACCTTGCTTCAAGGACTCGTTGAGTTCCTTGAATATAACACTTCTTATTTTTCAATTACGAGAAAAGCGGGATGGAATCCGTATGGTGCATCGTATGGGACAGCCGGAATTACCACCGTTGCAGCTTCTACAGATATTCCTACAGCTTCAGATCTCACATTGACTATCGCAATTTCTACGACGATCTGTCCCCTTATAAGAGGGAACTATATTGGGACAGATGCCGGACAAAGTACGAATATCTATGTTGACATTACTACGGCGGGAGCAACAAGCGGAGTGGCTGCGTTTAAGGGTTCCAAGGATAATACCAACTGGAGTTCTGCAACATTGATTACCAGTGGGATTTGGTATCCGATCAAGGATGTTCTTGATGCGAATACTGGCTTTGAAGTTATGTGGCCTGAGTTGGTAACTTTGACACAGAATGACACATGGAGTTTTACAACTTTCAAAGCAGCGGTGTCTGGTGGTGCTTCACTTTATGATGCCAGAGACCCGTACACTGGTTTTCAGGGCGCTGTCCTTTTGGATAAGGGTGCTGGAGCCGGTATGACTTCTCAGGGTGTCATGAGCCTTAATTTCACACTTAATAACAACCTTTATGGCGATAAGTATGAATTGGGCGATAGGCAGAGAGCAGCCGTAGTTGCACAGAAACGATCTGTGGAAGGAACAATCAACACTGAGTTTGATGATCTTGATCTATACAGGATGTTTGTTAACGGTGTGGCTGGTGATCTGCAAATTACACTCACTTCAGATGAATATGTTAATGGTAGTACAGTCAAATATTCCATGATTCTTAGGTTCCCCAACATTAAATTTTCTGGGACCACTCCAGTGGTTGGTGGGCCTGATATCATCACGACTGATTTTCCGTTTACGGCTCTGTATGATGATACTGCCGTCATGCCGGAACTCGTGATTACCGTAGTTAACCATCTAAGTTTTATCTAACAGAATGGGCTATGAGGTATTTACCTCATAGCCCATTTAGTATGTCAATAGATTTGCAAATAGTCTTTGTCTTGACCCTTCTAATTGTAACTGAAGGGAGGGTATTTTTTAGGCTTGCAAGTCTTATTTTCTGGATTCCATATATTCTGTATATTAGTTCTGTATTTTTTACATTAGCTTTAATCTTAATAACATCTAAGAAGCGTATAGAAGAATGGAATCTGGGGTACACATATAAGATTTGTACTAAGGCTTTTCGGAGCCTAATCAAACTAAGGGAGGTAAATGAGATTATGAAGGGAGTAAGATTTACAGAACCACACGATTTTATTTGTAAGTGTGACGACACCATTCCCGAGGAAGAGAAAACTCTTTTTAGAGTTAAATTCCTCACTAAAGAACAACAGGCAGAAATTCGTGACATTATGTATAGTGTCAAAGGAATCGGTGCTGCAAGACAAGAAAAATTCTTAACTGGTTCGGCAGTTCTTAAGGCTTTGGAATATGGTTTGGTTGGATGGAAAAACTTTAAATTTGATGATGGCCAAGAAATTCCATACAGCAAAGAAAATTTTTCGTGCATTCCTCCTGCACAAAGGGATGAATTAGCTAATCATATTAGAGGAATAACAGAAGGTGAGCTTTAATAGGCTTATGGAATGGAATATCCCGTTATTGAAAGACTTAATCCTAAGAGTAGGTTTCCATATATCTGTGAAAGCGAAAAGGAATCCGAAGATAGGACTGTCTTCTATTTAAAATCGCTTAGTATCTTAGAATATAGGAGTTGTGAAGAGTCAATAGGGTTAGAAAAAACTAGATACGGAGCATTCGGGTTAATGGCTCTCAGACATGGTTTGGTCGGATGGGATAATCTTATCGATGATGATGGTAGGATTATCCCATTTGATTTTTCAAATATCGATGCCATTCCATATATGGCTCAGTTAGAACTTTCTGCCGAAATAATTAATATTGCTGAAGTTAGTGATGAATTAACTGATGAACTGAAATTAGTCACAAAGTGGGCTGATTGGATTGATCATAATAAGAGAACATCAGATCAATGGGAATGTGGATTTTGTATTGAAAAAAAGTTACCCGATATAAGAAACTGCACTGGTAATCTTCCAAATAAGTGTCCAAGATGTCAGAGATCAATCCAGGATGAATTTTGCGAACAATGCATGTTACCTACTAAGCCACAATTTGTTTTTCGGTTCAGTAACGTGATAGGAGACCATGTAAGCCGTTGTCCTGTTTCTTTGATAACAGAACGGGCTCTTAGATTGACAAATATTATCAATTATATAGATAGTTCAAAAGCATTGCCTTTTTCCGGTGGAGCACTAGAACAAACGGCTTTTTATTATACATCTAGAATAATAGTATTGTCTGAACAGAATGCTCTTCTTAAAAAAGAACTAGATAAAACGATCACTAAAAAGCCGACCATTGGTGACATGAAAAGGGGGACTAAAGATGCCAGTTAATAGAGAAATTAATTTTATGATTAACATGGTTTATAAAGCCAAGGCCGAGATGGCTAATTTTAAGAAAGATATTGATGAGATTAAAGATTCTGTAAAGGAACTTAATAACCTCGGCCTAGAAAAAAGTGATGCTGGCATTAAACAAGTAATGACAACCCTTTCAGGATTTGTCAAAAAGGTTGGAGAATTAGGTACGGGGAAAGAATTTAAGAAGTTTGCTAGTGTTGCAGATGCCTTCAGCAAATTAGCTTACGGAACTAATCTGGCAGAAGATGCTATGATAAGTTTGAATAAAACCATAGGGCTGGCAGCTATGGCTGGAGAAAGCTTAGTTGAAAAACAAAAGGAAATAGCTGCTACATCAGGATTTTTACGAGGGATAGTTGGTACTCTTACGAATTTGGGAAACATAAAAACCTCTAATTTAGCAGTTTTATCGAATCTTTTTGATTCCATAGGAAAAGCAGCTTCTAAATTTGGCGAAGGCGGGACGATAGTACCAGGATTACAAAAAATTGCTACGCTAAAGGATGATTTTACAATAGTTGCAAATGCAGTCACTACAATATGCAAGCAATTATCAATGCCAGTAGTAGGGCAGAATGCTGATAAGATTGCAACGATGATGCGAGGCGGAAGCGGAGGTGGTGGAGTTCCTTTTGGAGGAGGAGGGGAGACTCTTAAGGGTGGGGTGGGGGGAACAGAAAGTTGGCGAATGGCAGGGGGAGGCTGGTCTCCTCAGACGGTTACTAATTTTAGAGATTGGTATCATCATGAAACTGAATTTATGGGTAAAACTTTTTCTGAATATAGTAAAATGACTGTTGGTCTTCAAGGGTTAGGCGATCCTGAAAGAGAAAAGGGTCCTAGTCTTCCGAGAGCGGAAGAATTAAAAAGGAATATTATTAAGATCAGAAAGGATAGCGAAGAACACTTCAGAGGGCTTTTTGAAAGAATTAAGCAAATGGGGGCTGATTATAGTAACATTGTTGAAATGATGACTGGTGGAGGAAATCTTCCTAATGTTATCGCTGCATCTAAATTAAGTGGCGTTTTTACTGGAAAAGCTTTCAGCGAAGAAATAGGAGGCAGGGAACTTGGAGCAGTTTCGATGACTCGTGGTACTTGGGTTCATAAAGCTGTCAGTTCTGTTTTTGATGACATCAATAAGGAGTTTGGAACAGAAGGAGGAATTGGAAGGTTCATATCAGAGGAACTGTATGCTTCTCCTAGATTTAGAAATTTTGCGATAGCACAAGCTAGGCAAGCTGGTCAGGATTTTAAATATGAAATGCTTCGTGGTGTTGCGGAAATTCAAAAAGGTCCTATGCCATTGCCGAAAGGAGTTTTGAGAGAAACAGTTAAGCAAATCAAATTTCAATCCCAGATTGTTCAACAAGATGCCTTAGATGCGCTCTACGGCGAAAAGAGTATTTTTGCCCAAATAGGAAAAATTATTCCTAAAAATGAGTTAAAGGGACTTACTGCATGGGCAGAGGTTCCAATTACTCCGATTACTCTTTTAGAAAAAGGAGCGACTATCCCAAAAACATATCCCAAAGAAATGCAACAGGAAATCAAATATATGCTAACCGTAGGGTTAGGTCAAATGCAAAAGGCCGGACTTCTTCATTCTGATACTATGAAAGAGCTTATGGATTATTGGAGAAAGGAAGGCTTAGTTGTCTATGGCGTTGGAGATATGTTTTTGGAATGGGCTAAAGGCGAAAAGAGGATGGTTGTAGATATTAAAAGCAGTAGGGATGTTAATGCACCTAAAAAGTTAGCAAATTTATTTCAAGTAGGAACATATGGGCTATCTGATAAATTAACGAGTGGGTTAAAACAAGCAACAACTTTTGGCGGGAAAGGAGTTTCAACAGGGATTTATCAGCCGAATCTAGGAACATTATCTCCAACCGCCTTTAGTATTCCACCAGGAGAAATGGTGTATGAAACAACTAGGCAGGCAGGGATAGAAAAAGGCATGCCTCCTTCGGAAGAAGAAATAAGACTTAAGAAGGTTGTTGTTGAAGCTACTAAGAGGCTGGTTGATGTGACTACCCAACTAACAGAAGCCAATAAGAAACTGGTTGACGTGACTACTCAATTAACAGAATCCAGAAAAGTAGGAGCAGAAGCAGAAAGAATATTAAGAAGCGGGGCCGGTGGGACAGAAGGCACAGGGGGAGGTGGGCAAGGCAGTTTCTTTTTTCCCGGTGGCGGAGGAAAGGGTGGTCAAGCAGGAGGCGGAGGACTTCTTTCTAGAGAGATGTTTGCTACTAGAGATGCGGTAACGGCATATAGCGAGATAGATCAAGCAATAACTAAAGTTTATTTGAAACAAGTAATGTTTGGAGAAAAAATCGATCTTTCTAAGGTTAAAATAGAACAGTATAATGCTGTAGTGAATAATTTGGCATCTTCTTTTAGCAAATTCGTAACAAGTCAAGATAGAGATGCTGCTCTTGTTAAAGTGGCTGCTCATTTCGAAAAATTAGCAGAAGTATCATCTAGATATGGTCAAAAAATAGACGAATTGAGTGTTAAAGAGCAAAGGATGAAAGATCTTAGAGAAAAGACCATGTACACGCTCTTCAAAGCAACTCCAGAGGGATATGGGAAACCTGGACATTTGACTACTGCTGGAGAGTTGAGAGAGGCTCCTGGGGATTATGAAAAGATAATTAGTAGTTTTTTAGGAAAAACTGGGGAAGTTGCTGTTCCAACATCTAAAGCAATATCTGGAGAAGTGGAAAGAGATTTAAAAAGTTATCAAAATCTAATGAAAGAAAAAGAACTTTTGTTGATTCAAAACAAAGAATTTCAAGCTTCTTTGGTTGAATCTATTGCATTGACTGGAAAATCTGGAGATGCTAATGAGCAATTGGTTCGTGAATTAACTCCTGTTATAGATGGGATTATTGGCGAAAATGCGGCTATGGAAACAGCTAGAAAAACAGTTGATAATTTTGAAAAAGCAATTGAGTTTCTAACTCAGGCTCAACGAGCTCAACGATTAGAAATGTTGAAACAAACAACTTCTTCAGAAAGAATTTCCGAAGTAATTTCAAAATTAAGAACAGAATTTGATGCAATGGAAATTAATATAAAGGATAGCAATTTGTCATATGCTCAATCTAGTGAAGCTTTAGATTATTATGGGCGATCATTATCTCTCATACAAACTAAACGGGCTGCGACTAGTGAAACTCTGGCAATGATGAAAATGGGTCTAGTAGATGAAAAAAAAGCTTTACTTGATTTACAAAAACAACAACAATCTGGGATTAAATTGACAGAAGCACAAACAGCTTCTATGGCAGCTTATGGAAAATCTATCGAAAACACTCAAAAGGATGTTAAAATATATACTGATAATTTAAGTAAATTGGGAGATATGGAACAGGAGTATTTAATTGCCCAATCAAACGTGAGCACAACACAAAACAGAGCATTGTCTCGAACCGCTGAACATAATCGTGGTTATTTTAGAACCACAATTCAAGGCTTTTTAGACATGATGAAATCTCAAACAGCTTGGATTGCTGGCTATGGAGTTATGTTCGGAGCTGTTGGCGCTTTTAGGAATGCTCTTGGTTCGGTGATTACAATACAACACGAATTTGCGAGGGCCATGAGAACAGCCAATGATAGCACATTGACCGCAGCTGAAACTCTTGATCTTTATAGAGAAAAAGGTGTCGGTGCAATGATTAAGTTTGGCGTGGAAGCGAAAATGGTTGGAGAAGTTCTATATCAGTTAGGCAGTTCTGGATTAACTGCAAAAGAATCTCTTGCTGCTTTAAATTCTACAATGAGTATGATAGTAGGAACTGAGGGCGAAGTTGCTGATTCTACAAAGTTGGTCGCAGCTGTCTACAATAACTTTAAAGATCAAATCAAAGGAACGGTAGATTTACAGGAAAAATTTCAATACATAAACGATGTTATTGTGGCGACATTTAACTATCATCAAGTAGAACTTAATGAACTTTCTGATGGGTATAAAGCTTTCTTGGCAATGGGTAAGGCAGCTAATTTAACTCTTGTGGAGATGTCAGGAATTTTAGGTACTTTAAATGATCGTTTAATAAGATCTGGCGAAGCTGGCCGTTCTATGCAAAGTGTTTTGAGTCAGATCTCTAAGAATCCAATTCAATTTGCAGAGGCTTTTGATATTGTAATAGATACCAGTAAGCCATTGGAAATCTTGGATATTCTAAGACAATTAAATTTACGCATGAAAACAACTTCTATGTCTGTTGATGAAATGGAAAAAGTTTTTGATAGATTAGGACTCAGGGGTGCTAGAACCTTTGTAACTCTTATCAGAGATTACAAAGATCTTGAGTCAAATATAGAAAGACTGAAGATGACCTCTGAAGGTGCTGCAAGTGCTATGGCCGACGTAATGCTTAGAAAACCAGATGTGGCTTTTAAGCAATTAGGCCAGACAATGATTTCATTGGTGAGAACTGGATTCACCCCTGTCGTAGAGGCAGCAGCTTCTGTCGCATATTGGGTTTCTAGAATTGGGTTGGCTGCTAATGAAGCCAATAGTACAGTACAGAAATATGCTGGCTATTTGCTTCAATTGGTGACTACCTTAGGATTAGCAGCTGGAGCAGCCGCCGCTTTCAGAGCAGTTAAAGATAGAATGTTTGATCCAACAGGTGCGGATTTTAAATTAGTTCATGCATTCGGAATTCGTATTGCTGAAACTTTTACTGCACTTGGATCCATAGTTATAGCCTTGGCAGTATCAATCGGCAGACTTGTTAAAGAACTTATAGTTCTTCGTACAGTTCAAACTTCTCTTCTCAGTCCACTAGATATGCTTAAAAGTCAATGGGCTAATTTAGGAACGGTCCTTTTTGGAAGTGTTAAAATGCTTCATCTTGTAGGAATAGCGATTGCTGGCATACTTGTTTATAACCTTATTGATTGGTTAATCGTTACTTCTGAAGAATATGTAGCTTTGACAGGAAAGACGGCTGAATACATAGAGACTTCTTATAGTGAAATAGAGGCGTTAAAAGCTAAGGGTCAAGAATATAGGAATTTAGGCGAAGCTACTCGGGATTATTTGGATGCCTTAGGAGATATACAAAAGACCAAAATAGAAGATATGATGGCTAAAGCTCCTAAATCAATAGAACAAACTTCTAAGGCTTTAGAATCTATACAGCGTCAATTCGGGGCGAGTTTGGGAGGACGACCAACATTTGGAGTTGAGGGCATGTCTATAGGGCCAGAGATTGGTGGACGACAAGCACAAGAAGATTTTGAAAAGTATACCAAAGATGCCGCTCTCGAGTCTAGACGTCTTTTAGATGAGTTGGTGAAAAATAATGCGAAAACTCTTAACCCATTAAAAAAGATGAGAAAAGAGTTCTATGATGAGCTTACTCAAATAGAAAAAGAAGGTTTAGATAAAATCATTAAGCAATTAGAAAATCAAGCAAGACAAGTGGCGGATGCTAAACTAGAGATGAGTAAATATATTACAGGCGCTCATGAAGTTAATGTAGTGCAAGCGGTAGAAAAACCTAGACAGAAGGGGATGTATGGGACACAAGTAGCGATAATGGCTGAAGCATCTACTCTGGGCCAATTAGCTAAAGCAGAATATGATATAGAAAAAGTTAAAGGTAGAATTAATGAAATGGCTTTTCATTCTGGCGTGTTGAGCAAAGAAGAAACAAAAGCTCTACAAGATCAGGGAAAAACCATATCAGAAATAAGGCAAATAGCACTTCAAAGAGCAATGGATCAGAAAGCTTATTTGGTCTATAAAGATCAAGAAATCATGGCCGATGACGATATTGGGAAAGCAGTTAAGCAACTTATAGAGTTAGATGCAAAAAGAATAGAATTAGCACGACAGCTTGAATTAGAGCTTAAGGGAATGACTCGTAGTTATGAGGATCAAATAAGGGGTTTTTCAAGAGGTCTTGAAGATATGGTTTCTGGGATGGCAAAACCAGGACTTTTTCAACAAGCTTTCAGCATGCCTACCGAACAATTTCGTAAAATCGAGGACATGACTAAAAATTTAGATGTTGCAATAGAAGGATACCAAAAAAATCCAGATGTTCTTAAAAACTTTTTAAAACAAAATTTTGATATTGATTGGGATGTTTTCAATACGCAATTTGGGGAAGGATTGAAGTCTTTAACTCCAGCAGAAGGTGCGGATATTATTAAAACAAATCTTTTGCCATACATTGATAAATATAAAGAACTTCATAAAGTGCAGTTAAAACTTGCTCAAGATACTGCTATCAAAGAGTCTGATAAAGAACGAATTCAAGTTTTAAAAGACCAAAAAGTTGCAGTTCAAGACATTATCTCCCAATTAAAATCATATTATTCCACTCTTACTGATGTTGCAAAAGGGGTCACTGATATAGATGCTAGATCCGAAGATTATAAGATACAGATGAAGACTTTGGAAATAGAATTGTTTGCGAATAATGTGGCAATGGGAGCTATGATTCAAAAACAACAAGATGCTGAAAAAGGAGTTGGTCGCTTTACAGAACAAGAAAAAGGTCAATTGGAAGTATTAGGAAAAAGTAACGAGTTGATTGGTCTTAAAATGGGTCTTCTAAGCAAGCAAGAAACCCTTTACAATAGCTTTAAGGGAACTGATAAGGAACTCTTAAGACAAAAGGCTTCAATAGAATTTACCGATAGACAAAATACAATATTGTTAGAAAATTCCAAAGCTGTTGCCGATCTTAGATATCAGGGAGAAAAATACCATTCAATTCAGGCAGAAGTTGCCAAAAGGGATCGTGAAATAACTGAAGAAGTTAAAGCCAAATCTAATCAGTTGTTAGTTGAGAATGACACATTAGCTGGTCAAGAAAAAGAACTGAAAAAATTACAACAAGCTGGCAAAGATAATACGGATCAATTAGAGAGGGATATAGCTTTAACAAATTTAAGGATACAAGGCAAGAAAGATGAAATAGAGGTTTTAAAAGGAACAAGAGAAGCAATTTTGGGTCAATTGAGAGCAGAATTAGAACTTGCCAGAATTCAACAGAAACAACAAACATATGAAGGAGGAGCCGCAACTTCTTTGGCTATTCAAGATGTTGGAACATATACCGAATTTTATTTGCAGGGATTAAAGGCCAGACAAGATGCTGATCTTAAAGCTTTCGAAGAAAGCAAAAAGCAAGATGTAAATAGATATGTTTCATCAGAACATTGGGCTAGAATGGAAGCTAATATTCTGAAGAAACATGCAATCGAGACAAGAGATGCTCAATTAATAATGATAGAGGAAGAAAAAGCAGCGCAAATGGATAGGTTAAATAAAGATGCAGAATTTGCAGTAAGATCGGCCCAAAATTATGAAGAATGGTGGAGATCTGTAAAAATGTCTATGGAGTCAGGAGCTCTTGCCTTTGCCATGAATTATGAAAATATTTCGAGACATTTAGCTGATATTACTACAAATTCATTAGATCAAATCGGCAATGCTATGACAGACATGCTTGTGACATGGGTGACAACCACAGGATCTTCTGCAGAACAAGTAAAAGAAATCATGTTTAATTTGTTCACTAGTTTGGGAAAGATGTTAATAGAATATGGGTTGAAACTCATAATGGTTTCTCTTCTTACCAAAGCCATTGGCGGTTTCGGAGGAGGCGGAGAAGTTAAAACTCCCGCAGGAGCCTCAACCGGAGCAGCCAATATGTTTCCTAATCCAGGAGCTCCACAGACATTTAATATGGCTCAGACCGGAGGATATCTCAGAGGCGGTCGCCAAGGAAAAGATTCTATTCCAATCATGGCAATGCCTGGAGAATATATGATCCCGAAGGATTCTGTAGATTATTATGGTAAAGAACTTTTTGATAGATTGCGTAAAAGAGAAATTATTAAGGCTCAAGAAGGCGGTCTAGTGACCGAAAGGAACGCTTTAAAAACGCAAGCCACTACAACGGCCACCAAAGAAGAGAAAGGAACAGTTTATAAAGAAGGAGATACGATTAACTACTTTACTATCAAAACAAATGACGTTAATAGCTTTAGGCAATATCTTTATGAAAATAAACAATTTATTAACGGATTGGTGATCGATGAACAGCAACAACGGAGATGAGGTATAAAACATGTCCTTTACCGATAATAACGACAGGCATTCATTCCCACATAGGATTTCAACTGGTCATGAAATTTATGGAATTACGGTTGGTCCTAGCGAAATTAACTCTGGTCATGTTGATGGAAGTATATTGGTTTCTAATATGGAAGATGGCGTAGCTCAGACAAGGCGCAAGAGAAGAGAAAAAAGAACATTTATTCTAACCTATGATTTTTTGGAAGTTGCCGAATGGCAAGCTCTTTGGGATTTTTATAATGATAAGGCAGAACACGAGTTGCATTATTTCTTCGTTAATTTATATTATATGGATCCTACCTATACAAATGAGTGGATAGGGGTCAATTTTTCGCAAAAAATTGATATGAGAAATTTTGATGTTGTTTTTGCAACATTTGGAATAAGACTTGTTGAAAATCTTCAAGCCACATTAACTCACACCAATCCTACATAGGAGTGTTAAAATGCCATATCCGGTAACAACTTCTTTTAAACAAGAACTTGTCAAGCTGACACAAGATCAACTTGTAGAATGCTTTGTCATAGATTTAGCTTCTGTTCAAGGATACGTTAGTTTTAATAATAGTTCAAAGAAAATAATTTCTAGAGATAGGGGCGGTTTATTTCCTATAACTAGAATATTAATAGGAGATTCAATAACCATTACTGGAACAACTTTAAATGATGCCACTTTCACGGTAGAAGGAATTAATGAAAGAGAAATTACTCTTTTAGAAGCTCCTACCACGCAAGGAACAATTGAAGCTTCGTTACATAATTATCTTTACTTCGTGAAGAATGATTATAACGTAATTGGTTGGGCAATGAGTGCCGGTGAAGCAATTAATCAAGAACAAGAATATACGGCAGCCAATATTAGAAGAGAAGATCTTAATTTTGAATTAGAGGGAACTAGTAAGGCTGCGACAATGAGAGTTTCGGTTGCTAATGTGGACAGAATTATTGAAGGATTTATTCAAGAAAGAACATACCTTAGAGGATGTAATTTATATATTCTTACAGCTTTTGCTAAGCATTTCCCGTCCGGTATTGGATATAGCTATATAGGAAATGCCCCTGATTATTTATCAAATCTAGTTGAAAAGTTTGTCATAGATGGTGCTATGAGTAATCAGGATGTAGTTACGTTTAATTGCAAATTTAAGTTTCTTTTTAGAAATGTTTCTCTTCCCGGAAGAGTTATGGATAGAGATTTTTGTTCGTGGGCAGTGAAATATAAAGGTCCAGAATGTGATCCTACAAATAGCATAGATGAAGGCTTGTATCCAACATGTGATGGGACTGTTGATAATTGTAGAAAAAGAGGTAATTCAAGAAGATTTGGCGGATTCCCAGGAATACCAAGGACGGCGATTTATGTATGAGGTATAATTTTTCGAAATATTTAGGGATCCCATACAAAAACAATGGAAGAAGTTTTGATGGGGTCGATTGTTTTGGATTGGTGAGTTTAGTCTTTGCTATTGAGAAAAAAATCACATTGCCGGATTATTCTGAGAATAGAGAATTGATTAATTGTAGTATTAACAAAGATGAGCATTTGCTAGGGAGTTTAACCAAGCTATGGAGATTAGTTAAAGACGAAGAGTTTAATATTTTTGATGTTCATGTTTTTTTGGATGATTTTGCTTCTATAACTCATAGTGGAATTAATATTGGGTATAATAAATTTTTGCATGCGCTAGAGGATAGAGTGGTTGAAATTGGAAAGGTTGATATTTGGAAGAAGAAAATGGTTTTAACAATGAGGTATATAGAAGATGCCAAAGATCACATATAAAGAATTAGATCAATACTTTTCAGAACTTCAGAAATCTAGAAAAACAACAGTTCTTGAAATGGAGAAGCTTTCAGATAATAAATTATCAACTGCTGTTTATGAGTTTGCTAGATTATCTGAAGATAAAGAACTTTATAATATGGTTCTTAAGGAAAATGTTTCTGTTATTGTTGATGGCGAGGTTAAGCATCCAGATCTTTGGCCTTATCTTAGGGTTAATGAACTTACTGAAGTAGTTATAACCCCTATGCTAAAAGGCGGTGGTGGAGGAAAATGGATTGGTATTGCTCTTGGGGTTGTGATGATTGTTGTTGGTGTTTTACTTGCTCCATGGACTGGTGGAACTAGTACATATATGGCGCAGATTGGTTGGGGTCTTATAATCAGTGGCGCAGGGATGATTTTAAGCAGTTTAGCTGGAATGTTGTTTGCTCCAGATTTACCACAAGATGCCGCCAGTGAAGATCAGAACAGAACTAAGACATATAGTTGGTCAGGAATAAGGAGCATTGCTAGGGCCGGAGTTCCAGTTCCTTTATTGATTGGGAGTCATATGGTTGGCGGATATATTATAAGTCTTTATAGTAGAGCAAAAGGAGGAGATAATTATCTGTATGCGCTTCTTGCAATCAGCGAAGGCGAGATAGAAGGTCTTTGTCAGGCAGATAAAATAGAAAATGTTTGTATAACTTCTGATAAATCCAATGCTAATTATAAAGATCCAGCTATTTATTTAAATGATCAATTGCTTAGGAACTTTGCTGATGTTCAGTGGTGGTTTAGAAATGGTTATAATACAGAAGATCCTGCGAAAGATGCTTATGATTGCACATCCCAGAATCAAATTCCCAATTTTAACGATGTCAGAGTTCAATTCGATGACGGAAGAGATGTCGTTCCATGGGCAGATAATGGCATAGTTTACACAACTAAATCCGCTGTAGATGCTGTGGAAGTTAATCTAACTAGTGGCGCTCTCTACTCTATGGATCAAACCACGGGAACACTGAGTGGTAGGTCTATTAATTATCGCTTGCAATATAAAAAATCCACAGATACTTCATGGATTAATCATACCATTATTGGAACTCAGGCTTGTTTAATGTGCCTTTATTTTACTGCAAGCGATAGTGGTGTCCTTGCTTGCGCGAATGGGTATGGAATTGCGTCATATGATGGGTGTAATAGTTCAACACCAGATGCATCAAGACCATGTTATGCTATTGGAAATAAATATCAAGCCAAACCATTTGTTAGTAGCATGTATTATACTAATGGAAGTAGTATTTCAAAAGGATTGAATGTAGATAGTGTGAAAAGGATTAGGATTCATAGTACATCAATAGGAACCACTACTGCTCAAGGGTGGCTCGGAGCCTATCCTGTTCCTGGAATGACTATGACATTTCAGATTTTTGAAAATGGATCAACTTCATATTATAGTGCCGTTGTGCAACAATATTATGTACAAGAACAAGTATGGTCGGAAAATGTAGTGTACACTCCTTGGGATAGCGCATCTTATACGGCTCCTGGTTGGGTGATCGCTGATACATTAGTATGGCCTTCTTCTTTTACTGTAGATATTGGATCATTTAGGTTAGTTTTTGTGAATTATCTTTCAATGGTTCCATATACTTCAGGAGGATTACAATCTGAGTTCATAGCTTATTCAAAACAAGTCTATTCAGGAACTATTTGGGGAACTATAAGTTCTAAGGGCGAGCGTGAACAAGTATATCAAGTTGAAAAAATTGAATTTCCATCTAATGATAGGTGGGACATAAAAATTGGCAGAGAGGCCGTTAAGTCTACAAGTCAATATATCTACGAAGAACTTCAATTAGGAAGTGTTGTTGAAATAAATTATGATCCATTAATTTATCCTAATACTGCACTCTTGGGAATAGAAATAAGGGCCAATGAACAGTTATCTGGCTCTCCTCCGAATGTCACAATAATTGCTAAAGGATTGAAGGTTTCAATTCCAGAAATGGGA